CTTTGCCTTTGGCTTCCTCTTGGTATTTTTCGATTTCCTCTATAGGGTTAGCATCAGCATCTGCCCATTTCTTGAGTGCGTTTTGTGTTTTTACTTTGAAGTCTACCGATACATTCACCACTCCACCATTATTGGTAGCGGTAGTTTTGTATTTACCAGTAGATACAAGTTGTTTAGCCATCCACTCCATACGAGCATTAATACCGTCAATACAAAAACGAGGGTCTTCGTATATCTTATCAATAAGCTGGTTTTTGATACCCGCATTAGTAGGGTTCGCATTTACCGCATAACGGAGTTGCTGAATGGTTAGGAGGTCTTTTTCGTTCAAATCGCGGGCGATTTCTACTTTTGGTATTTCGCCTTTGATGTTTTCCACGAACTCGCGCCCTTTGCGTGGTGCTTTTGAGCCAATAGCCACGATGTCCGCCATTATTTTAGCACCATCAGCCCCTTCGATATTAGAATAGGTAAGATAAGGATTGAACTTCAATGGGAAATATTCGCGATAGCGCAAATCTCCCAAAGGGTACGCTTGAATAATAGCATTCATATTAGCCTGAGAGAACTCGGTAATAATGTTGTTTGCGTTGATATTCATCTGCTTTTAATTTTTAAGTTATTAAATGAATGAGATACGAGGCAAGGCTGTACGCAAGAAAGCCACTCCTGCTTTTTCTTTGTCAGGTAGTGCCTCTTTGCGGGCTGTTCCTGCCATTACGACAGCCACCAAAGGAATATCGTCAATAACCACATCGTGAGCAGTAAGTCCTACAGCTCCTGCGGTATTGGTCTGTGAAAGTGTTTCATTCACAACCTTGAAAGTACCATTAGTATCAGGCATTACGAGCGTGCCTGCGGGGATAACTCCATCGGTAAAGCGTTCCTTAGCAGTAGTAGGGTCTATATACACCCCACCAGGGTAGGTAACATCCAACTGGTCAAACACGACTATTTGGCGACCTGCTTCGTCTGAAATTTGGACTTGTTTCATAAGTGTTTACTGTTTTTTGAAAGTTTCGTTAATATACGCTTGTACATCGGCAGAAACGCCATTGTTGTCTTTTCCTGCTCCTAATACCGAACCTGATAGCGATGATAGTTGCGTATTGGTTTGTGCTTGCAAAAACGCTTGCTCATCGGCTTTTAGTTCGCTGACAAAGGCATTCATTTCTTCATCGTCTTTGAAAGTACGCCCTAAGTGGTGTTTGTAGAATGTTTCTGATACCCCCTGCGTTTTGAGTTGGTTTAGGAAACGTTCTTTAGCACTTTGTTTTTGCTTTTCAGCTTGGAATGCTGCAATGGTTTCATTTTGCTTATTGACAACTTCCACAAGGCTTTTTGCCCACTCTGGCATTTCATCAGGTTTAGGCTCTTTTGGGGGAGTAGGTGGGTTTTGAGGCTTTGGATTAGATTTAGCCCTTTCTTCTTCAAGTTCTTTCTCTAATTTTTTGCGGGCTTCTTCTGCCTTTGTAAGGCTGGTACGCCCTTTGTCTGTTACTGATTGCAATAGCTTAACTTCTTCCTCAACTCCTTTAACGGCGTTTTCAATTTCGCTTTCTTCTTTAACCGCATTCGCTAATCGGGTAGCGATTGCTTTTAAAATGTTTTCCTCTAACCCCAAGTGCGCATACTTGGTTTTGAGAGCTTGTAGGATTTTTTCCATAAGATGTACAATATTTTGTTTTTGCAAAAGTAGGGGGTAAAATGCTAAGTAATGTAAGAGGAGTTTGACAATTTTTTGACATTTTGAAGGGGGACGTAAAATGAGGGGTATTATGTGGTAATTTTGCGGTGTAAACCTTTAATTTTATAGTAAATGGAAAAGATTTTTATCAGAAACCTTAAAGGAAATGACAAATTGCTGCACTCTATGTGTGGTAATATTCTTTTTGTCGTATCCTTCGTAATGGCTTGGCTGTGTTATTCTTTATGGGCAGCCTTTGGTATTGCCGTTGGTGTGGTGCTTCTTGTAGGGCTCGGTAAGGAGTTGTACGATAAGTACGTAAAAAACACCTTTATTGATTGGTGGGATATAGTGGCGAGCCTTACGCCTTACCCTATTGTGAAACGTATAAACAGGAATGCTAATGGATAAGTTTATAAAGTGGCTACTCAAAGCCAAGATAAAAATAGCGATATGGGCAACGCCTTTGGTATTGCTTTTCTACTTTGATGATAAGATACATCTGAGGGATAGGGTGTATTACTTCTTTATTGCTTTTTTCAAGAGCGTGCCATTGCTATTGTTGTATGCCTATTTTTCGACAGATAGAGAACAAAATGCTATATTTTACGCAAGTATAGGAATGGTATTACTCCTTGATATGTTAGCTGGTGCTTGGTATCACTTTAAAAAGGGAGATTTTGATTTTGTAGACCTTTTTAAAGGAACAATTACTAAGATGTTACTTGTTGCAATAGCTTTTATTTCTCTATCAATATTAAATATACCTTTGAGCAGAACAGATGTAGGTAGAGCGTTTGAGATTACAATACAGATGATTTCGTTATTATACCCAGTGAAAGATATAGTGAAGAATCTTTTTGTTCTTTCAAACGGCAAATTTCCTCCTGAGTTTTTTATGAAAGCGCTCTATAACTATGAAAAGAGTGGAAAGCTGAGAGAATTTTATGAAAAAGTAAGCAATGGTATTACTCCTAACGAATTAGATAACAATAAAACAGACGAACAACAATGACACCGAAGGATTTTATAAAACAATACAAGCCTTTTGCGCTGGAAACGGAGCGCAAAACGGGGATTTCGCACCTCTTCATTTTGGCACAAGCGGCGTTGGAAACGGGCTGGGCTAAGAGTGTGCCAGGGAATATGTTTTTTGGCGTGAAGGCTGGTAAGGACACGCCTGAGAATAAGCGGCAATTGCTGCCGACTACGGAGGTGCTAAATAGCCCTAATATGAAGCATTTGTTCCCGCTGGTGATGTCGGTTAAGATGCTTACTAATGGTAAGTGGTTGTACAGGGTGAAGGACTGGTTCAGAAAGTACGACAGCCCCGAAGAATGTTTTACTGACCACGCTCAGTTCTTTTTCAAAAACAAGCGTTATGCAAAGGCATTGTTAGTAAGAAGCGACCCTTACAAGTTTGCTGAGGAGGTAGCAAAAGCGGGCTATGCAACGGCTCCTGATTATGCCGAGCAGCTAAAAGCGGTAATACGAACCATAGAAAGGAATAGTATATGAGAACATTCAAAATTCATAATTCAAAATTCATAATTGCGCTGCTATTGGCGTTACTCGTCCTTATAGGGTGTAGAACTCGCAAGGTTGCTACTACCGAGCAAAAGCAGGTGCAGAAAGAGCGTATTATAAAGTACAAGGATAGTATGGCTCTTTTTCAGCAAAACACACAAGCCTTGCAACTCGACACGCACGCCTTGCAAGAATATGAGGTAACCCTTGAAAGTGATAGGGATAGCGTGGGGAATAGTAAGGAGCTGGTGTATTATCGCATTAGGGACGGTGATAATGAGATGATAAGAGTAACAGGTGGAAAGGTGAGAATTACGGCTAAAAACAGCCTATCCAATAGCCTAATAGAGGCGAAGGCTACTCTTAGTAATATGGTTATACAAAGCTCTAAGGAAGAGCGAAGGATAAGCGAGGCTATAACGATGGCTTATAAGACAAAAGAAGTGAAAGGAATAGTAATAAAATGGTGGTGGGTGGTGGTTGTGCTATTGGTGGTGTGGATAGGTTGGCGTTATAAGTTATTTCGGTTTTAAGAAAGTGAAAGAAAAAAGGCTATTAGCGTGGTGCTGATAGCCTTTTTTGATTGGTGATTAGTTAGCGATTTACTACTCTGATATGCTTTTATCATTCGTGGTTTGACCATTGATAATAGCAGCGCAAGTCTCGTGAATGTGCTTGTAGAGTTCAATATCTGAGGGTTGGAAATTGTCGTTTTGGATATTGAAGCCTTGAGCGGTTGCTGTACCCTGAATAGGGGTTGCATATTGGTTGCTATCGCTGGCACGAGTTGCTGAAAAAGCGACTGCTGTAGGGGTAGTATCTTTTTCGTTTTCGTAAAAATAGGTGATAGTAACACCTTGCACGGTTTCTTGTGCTGTTGTACGGGTTGTTTGTTGAATGATTTGCATAATATTGAATTGTTTTTTTAAGTTTTGAATTATTATCGTGATAGTGCCATTATATAATAGTCGGATTTGTAAAATCTTACCTTTATAGTGTCGCATTTTGCTAAACGTATAGTCCCATTTCCTCCTCCTACACGATTGCCGTCATTGTCTAACAAGAATCCTCCGTGTGTGCCTTGTAAATCTATAAATCCCCCTACAGAATAAGCCATTACTATAGTGATTTCAAATGATAATTTTAGCTTTTGTCGTTCTACATTTTTCATAAACAAACTGTTTAGAATAGCATTGATACGGTCGGCACTTGGTAATCTTACTATTATTCTATCTGCTTCTGTAAATATGAAAGTGTTTGTAATGCCTAAATAAGATTCTATAATATCAGAGAAAGCAGCTCCTGTATATACCCATTCAAATTTAGTATTAGCTCCTAAGCTAATAGTATCACCATATATTTTTTGAGCACGATTATTTCTATAACTACCAAAAGTGTCTATTTCATCATCAGCGTGAGGAGGTACTGATATAACTTGTCCTGTAAAATTATCAAAATCATATTGTGCAGGATTAGTTGCTTTTCTTTCTATATTAAATAGTGATGAGTCTGCATTGAATATATTTCCTGCAATAGAACCAAATCTTGCCATTATATATTTGGGGTCATCGCGATATACAATTCCTGACCCACTGAAGCAAGTGCCATTTTTTACGATATTATTTCTTTTATCCCAGCGTTCGGAATATAGTCCCCCTTTAAGAACTAAATCCCCGCTTATTTCACCTCCTTTTGCATTGATTTTAGAGGTGAAAAGAGTGCCATCTTCTTGTACTAAAAAAGCAGATTGACGGCGTCTATCTTCAGCTTCTTTGGGGGTTTCTATAGGTTTTGTTTTATCGGGTTCTCCTGCCCAAATGCGTATGCTATCATTAGTCATTCCCGTACCAGTAATACCTGCCTTTGTACCTTGTGTATTTCCTACTATAAGCGTACCCGTAGCTACCACATTACCATCTATTTGTGTATCGCTGAATATTTGTGTTTTGTTTTCAAGGTTTTGGATACGAGCGTTTGAGTTTTCAATATTTCTTTTTTCGGCAGCAATGAGTGCATTGGCGTTGTTGATAGCGTTTTGTAGGTCTGTTTGAATGTCTGCAACTTTATTTTCAATGTCTTCAGGAGCGGGTGACCAGTCGGTGGGTTTGTTGCCTTTTTCTAATTTTGGATAGCCAACTTTTATTCCTTCACCAGAACATTGAATGTAAAGTCCTGACGATTGTACTAATCTAATTATTTTTCCAGATTGTTTGGAATGAGTAACAAAAAATCGTCCTCTGTAACTTTTTCCAATGTCGTCTTTTGTTACATTCTTCCAAGCGTGAATATATTGTACTGAATTATCGGTATAGATGATTTTCGCTTCATACCCCAATCTTCCAGCAGATAAAAGCTTTGAATATTCAATATATACAGATATAGTTATTAGGCTGCTTTCGCTAATGGCATTCATAGTATAATTTGAAAGGGCAAAAGAAATATTATAACCTGCATTTATCATTACATTAGACCCAAGAATATAATTTCTTCCTCCAACGTTCAATTCATTCACTTTTTGTTCAGCAAAGGTTTTAGCTTGTTGCAAATTCTGTTGGAGTTGTAAGATACGTGCTTGCTGCTCGGCTGTTATGGCTATGCCCGCTTGCTTATTGGCTTCGGTTATGGCTTGTGTTTTGGTGAGTTCGGATTGGGTGCGTGCGTAGGCTTCGGTAGCGGTTTTAGCAGTGGCAATGGCTTGCGTGCGCGCTTGCTGTTCTCCTTGTACCTGCTGATTGCTGTATTGCTTCAATCTACTCTCTAATGATAGCAAGCCAGGATTTACAAGTTGTTTTATTTCGGTTTTGTTGCCGTCTGTGATTTGTAGGTTGGCTTTGATGATGATTTCTTTATCTAAGAGTTGGATATACTGCTCGCCGTTGCCTGATGTTATTTTATCGGTTTTGATTTGTCCGCCGGTGATTTCGGTAAAACCGTTGAGCTGGGCTATACCGCGTTCGCCATTGTACTCGGAATTGACGGTGGCATATAGGAAATGGTAATAGCCTGCTTCTTGCTCGATGTCTATCTTGGTTTCGGATAGGACAAACTGGGCTGTCTCTACGACTTTGCTTGCTTTGATGTATAGGTAATAGGTTTTTGCCTTGTCGTCTAACCTGCCAGAGACAAAGGCTGGTGCGTACCAATATTTATAGTCCGATGCTGAATAATTGGGCTTAATGTCGGTTGTACCTAACGCGTAGTGCTTTATCCAACCGCTGCCTGCGTTGAGTTGCTTTGTCGCTTTATTGAAATAGAGGCTGTGGGGTACGGTGATAGGGGTTGCTTTGCTGCTGACAAAGACAAATTGCCCTGACTTGTTGCCTACTAATGCCATCATCGTCTGTACGGTGGCAGGAATGATGCTTTTGGTGTATTCGGGGAAGGCTTCTTCTACCTGCTTAATGGTCTCTAAGGCGTTGCGCCAGCTGCGTTTGGTTTCGGATAGGGTGCGCTTGTTGAGTTCGCCGAAATATACTTCTTGGTTTTGGAGTTTGCGTATTTCGGTGGCGAAGGACTGCCCTTGTACCTTGTTGGATAGCTCTATTTGTGGGCTGTATGGGTTATTGACATACTCTTTGAGCCCCACGATGCGAATGGCTACGGAGGTGCGCTGAAACTCGGTATCGGAGAAGTGGATATATGCGCCCATTTTGAGGCGACCGCCTACATTTACCCAATGTTTTTTTGCCCATATGCCGTCTAAATCGCCGGTGAAGGTGAAGTGGTCGGCGCGGTTTTCGTATAGGTATTTGCAGGCTTCTTTCATCATCTCCCAACTGGCTCCTGATTGGGTAATGTTGTCGCAAATATAGGCGTTAGGCATTTGCATATTATAGACGGAATACTCATCGCCTATGGCTGGCTTGAATATATCGTTGGGCATTGTTGTGCCGTCTTCTTCTTTGGGGACAAGCTGAAAGCGTTTTTGGGTGTGGTCGTATTTCTGTACTTCAAACTCACGCCCTGAAAGCATACCGCTTTCAAAGTATATCACCATCTTTTCGCCTTTGATTTGGAGGGCTGAAAAGTTGAGGGCTTGGGGTATGGTGGTATCGGCAAAG